GCGCTTCGCGCTCCTTGCGGCTTTGTCGCTTACTTGGCTGTTGACCACCAGATGACGCCGACCTTGTTCACGGGGCTTTTCGGGCCTGCGGCCCTCCCGCCCCGCTCACTGGCGGATCGGCTGTCGGGATCCGCTTCGCGGCCCCTCCGACCTAAAGCACCACGCCGCGCCGGACTGCGGGAGGTTGTGTCGAGCGTTGGGCAGAAGGCGCCTTGTACCTTGTCAAACGTTGGGCTAAACGCGCCTAGCACCTTTTGCGCTTCGGGCTGAGGCCGCCTAACGCCTTTCTCACGTTGGGCAACGGGCACCTAGCACCTTTCTCGCGTTGAGCAAAGGGCACCGGGCACCTTGTCGAGCGTTGGGCAACGCGGGAAGTAACATCGGGAGCTTCGAGCTACACACCTTGCTTGCCCCTCCGTCCTTGCGCACCGAGGGCGTTATGGTTGCGGGAGGGGCTGGCTCCCGTTGAGCGTAAGCCGCCTAGCACCTTTCCCGCTTCGAGCAACGGCCGCCTTTCCCCTTGTTCCGTTGGGCGAAAGTCACCACCCTCCAAGCACCTCTACTCCCCGATTTTCTTTCGCCTTTTGCGTTACGCGCACAGCGGCCCCGGGCTCCGCTCGCCTTCGCCAAGCAGGAGGCCTTCCGCGCCACTGCCCGGCCTTTTGCGGCTGAAAGTTCCGCTCAACGTGCCGGTGGAGCGAAGCTCTTCTCCCGGAAACAGAGGGCTTGCAAGCCGCCTTCAAATACGTGCAAAGCTCGAAGGAAGGTCGTGGTGGCGCTTGCCGAGCGGCTTGTGGCACGCGTCGATTTTCCCTGAAAATCGACCGGGCCAGAGCGAGGTCCGAGCAAATACGAGAGCCAAGGAGGGGGTGCTCCGGGGGGATGGAAGGGGGTGCAGGAGGGGGAACGTAGTTCCCCATAACGCACCCGCCTTCCCCTGCCCGGAGGGCGACACGTTCTAAAAACAGGAAAGCTGATTGCCAAGCAGGCCGGGAGTGCCGGGACACGACACCATACCCGCCACTCGAAGCAGGCCGGGAGCCTCGCTCCCCGACTTCCCCCAAAAGGCTCTGGAGGCCTTCCTTTTAAAAGGTAACAAGGGCCGAGAGCCGGGGCGCTCCGACTCCCCCGGGGTTCGGGAAGGGGGGCTTCCCGCACACCTCCCCTTACGCCTTCAAGTCCCCATACACCCCACTGGACTTGGGCTGACGGGCTTCCAGCGTACACTCCACGATCACGTGGCCCTTCAGGGAGTCGCCGGTCTTGGCGAGCTTTTCCTCTGTGAAACCGCGCAGATAGGCGACCTTCCAGTATTCGGGGTCGAGCACGAAGGCGCAGTTTTTGGCGTAGGGCTCGAAGGCCTGCACGCGGTTGGGCACGAGCTTGAGCGTGCCGAAGTCGGACACGTACACGTCGATCACGGCGTGCACGGTCTTTTCGTCGGCCTTTTCCATGCGGGTAGCGCCGCCGGTGAGCACTTCGCTCATTTTCACGCGGATCTCGGGGCTCATCATGATGCAGTCGGGGTTGCCGCCCGCACGGTAGATGTCCATGAGCAGGGCCTTGAGCTCGGCTTCGGAGGGCTCGCGCAGGGTACCGGCCACAGCGGCGCTGGTGGCGCTGGCCGCCTTGCCGCCTTCGCCGAGGCGCAGATTGCCGCCTTCGGTGAACCAGCAAGGCAGGCCGGTCATGAGGCGGGCCTCAGAACCGCTTTCCGGGCGTGCGAGCTTATTGTGCAAAAGCGCGTATTCCACGTCGCGCTTCAGCTCCTTGGAGCGCAGGGCCATCTGGTAGGCGTACTGGCTGTCCACACCGGCCTGACGCACAGCCTGCGCCGTGCCGGAAACGTTGATAGCCTTGCTCAAAATCTGGGTGCGGTTGTTGAGCTCGGTGCTGGTGGTGCTGGTGAACTCGGTGGTGTCGGCACCTTCGAGGCGCTCGTTCTCGCCGGGAAGAACAAGGTCGTCGGTCTGCCATTCGTGCAGAGCCTGCGAAGCCTCGGTGCGGCCGCACATACTGAGAAAAGGCGTGTCCGTGGGGGCAACGCTGAAAATTTCATCCATGATATCGCGGGGTTTACCCTGAATACCAGCTTCCTTGAGCTGGCCGGAAACAATAGCCATTCTCACTCCTTACATGGCGGCGAACAGCGCGGCGAGGGCTTCGGTGCTGTTCGGGTTCTTGTTCAGCGCGGCACGGGCGCGGCCCAGCCTGTCGCCCTCGTCGAGGCCAGCGCGGCGCGGCGAACGCACGGCGGGCACGTCGGCCAGCTTGGCCTCGGCCTCGGCGCGGCGTTTCTGCATCTTGTCGAAAAGCATGGCCTTGGTGCACAGCTCCAGCTCGTAACCCTTGCTCATGGCGCACACGGCCTCGAAGGGCACCCCCTGCGACTGAAGGTATTGTGCCATTTCTGCGCGGAAGGCCTTGCGCTCGAAGCCTTCGCCAACAAGCTCGGCTATGCGCGGCAGAACGGCTTCAAGGGCGTCCTGAACTTCGCTGGCCACGCGGCGGGCGGTGCGTTCGGCCTCGTGCGCGGCAAGATTCCTGTGAAGCTGGGAACCGCGACCGCGAAGGGCGTCCACGGCCTGACCGCGTTCCTGAGCCGTGGCGTTCAGTCGGGCGAAGGCCTGCGGGTCGCGCTGGGCCAGCGCCTGCCAGTCCACGCGGGAAAGCGCGCCCTTGTGCGCGGCCTGCATGGATCCCAGCATTCGCGCCATGCCCTCGTTCACCTCGCGGCGGGAACGCAGAGCCGCTTCGCTTTTGTCTCGAAAGCCGCGCTCGTGCTCACGGAACTTTTCGAGCACCTTGCCGCGAACCTCGGGCGCAATGGACAGCCACAGTTCGGCGTCCCAGCCCTCGGGCACGGTCATCTTCTTGATATCCTTGTTCATTCTCCTCCTTTGGCGGCCTCTGGCTTCCCGGGAACGCTGTGCAAGCCCTCGCTCGTTCGAAGCTCGCCGCCTTCCCGTTCCGGGCTGAATCCGCCCTGCCGTTGCCGCGTTGGGCCTATTTTAACATATGTAAAAAGAAAGTGGAAGGCATTTTAAGACAAAAGCAAAATGCAGGCGCAAAAAATTTACCAGTCGCCCAGTTCGTCCTCATACTGCTCGAGCAAATCCATTACGTGATGGCCATACTCGAGCATCTTGTCGAAATTCTCATCGGTAAGCGTAAGAAAGACGTCCGTCACCGGGTCAGAGCTCAGGCCGCGCCCTATCCCGCTGACCACAGCGCCGGGAGCTTTAGCCAGCCCCGCACCCAGCAGTCCGGTTCCTGCCACTCCGGCCAGAGCGCTGTTCAGGCCCACGCGGCCCTGCTCCGTTTCGTTCTGGGGAACAGGCAGGCCCATGAGGTCGGAAAGCCCCTTGCCGGGATCGCCAAGGCCCAGCGTGATCCCCTGCCCCAGCCCTTCAAGCACGCCGCGGGAACCCAGCCCGAACTGGCGGGCAAGCCCAGCCAACTGCGAAGGCTCACCGAACGACAGGGGCATCTCCGGCCCTGCGGCCTGCGCTCCTTCCGGCATGGCAAGGCCGGAACCGAGGGCAGAAGTTGCGCCCACGGCAGGGAGCTTGAGCTTTTTAAGCTGTTCCTGTAAACTGTTATTGAAAGGGCCGTTATTGACAGCAGGAAGGGTCCCGCTGCCAACTGGTTGCACCAGCCCCTCCTCAAGCGAGGGTGTGAAGATGGAGGAAGTTGACCCGCCCTCCCAATAACCGCGCCCTTTCAGTTCATCTGCAACTCGTGAGGTTTCAGGGTCGTATATGGTTACGCCCTTGAAGCCTTTTTTATGGGGGACAATGGGCATATACCATGAGTGATTCCCCGGGCCGTTGGGATTCCAAAGCGCTTCCTGAGCCGTATGATTCTGGCCCAGGACATTCGGGATAACAACGGTATCAGGTGAGTCATAAATCCCCTTGTATCCCTCTGCTATCTGCTCGGGAGTCCAGCCGTCGCTTTCATGACGCCACGTGAGTCCATGCTCTGTAAAATAGCCTGTATTCCCTTTATATTTAGAGCTGTTAGCAAGTGCTTGCTGGCTTAAAGGGCTTTCAAGTGTTCCTGCGACCTGCCCTTTATAATTTTTTTCCTTTATGGCGTTAGATACGACCCCTACTATGTCCGGGCGAACTGCCCCCTCCGCTTCCTCGGGAAGCAGGGCCGTTGCGCCAGCGCCAAGCCCAGCGGCAAGAGCGGCGCGCTTCAGGGTGTCGGCATCGAAAAATCCGAAATTTCCCAAATTCCAGTTCATACGTTCTCCTTTGTAAAAAGAAAGCGGAAAATATTTTAGACAAAAGTAAAATAAAACGAGTGCAAAAGGCCATTGACCAACGAAACAAGGTTGCCGACGACGCCAGATCAACGGAACAAGGTTACAGGCGCCCTTCTCCCAACGGGAGCCACAACCTCCCGCAACCCGGCGCGGCGTGGTGCTTTAGGACGGAGGGGCCGCGAAGCGGATCCCGACAGCCGATCCGCCAGTGAGCGGGGCGGGAGGGCCGCAGGCCCGAAAAGCTCCGCGAACAAGGTCGGCGTCATCTGGTGGTCAACAGCCAAGTAAGCGACAAAGCCGCCAGAAGGGCGCAAGCCCGGGCGGCTTCGAGCGCACGGCATTTCAGGATGCCTTTGCTTCCTCACCGCGCGAAGCGCGTACCTTATCCGCCGGAGGCGCGAGCGGTAGCGAGCTGATAGCGAGTGGCCGCGCGAGCTCCGGCTTTGCCGGGCGAGCATCTGTGGCGGCCAACGAGCGGGGAAGGTCAAATCGGCAGAAAATCCAAGACTCTGGAAAATATTTCCTTTCGCCGAACCTCGGCAGTCCTGACCCGTGACTAGAGGCCAGCGCAAAGCGCGGCCTTGTACACCTCCCGTGCAAGCAAACCTTCGCGGCACGTTCCCCCTGCCACGAGGCGGACGCACTCGCAAGAGCGGACGCCTTCTCCTCCCTGCGCGACACAATCCAAGGCTCTGGAGGCCTTCCTTTTAAAAGGTTAGAAGGCCCGGAGCCCCGCGCTCCGACCCACCCGCCGAAGGCGTTCCCCCAACTCCCCTACCCTGCCTTCCGCTCTTCCAGCGCCAGCTTGCGGGCCTCAAGGGCCAGCTTGCCGCGCTGTTCTTCCGCCTTCAGAGCAAGCTTCTGATTTTCCAGAACATTCCTCGCGTTCTGAACTCCGGCCAGCATCCTGAGCTGTGCCTGCCCGGCCTGCTCGGCGTTGCGGCTCTGCGCGGCTCCGGCCTGTGCTTCGGCCTGCTGGCGCAAAGTTAGACGCATCTGCGCCTGCCGGGCCTCCTCGCGCGTGCCGAAAAAGCGTTCCGGCGCTTCAAGGCCCGAGGCTTCGGCCAGCTTGTGACAGGTGTGGATAAGGTGCGCAAGGCCGATGGGGCTGTCCGGGCCCAGTTCCTTCAGCATTTTATACTGCAATTCCAGAATGTTGGAATAGGTCGCCACCTGCTTCTGGCGGCTGGCCCCGCTCATGGCGGCACAGCAGGCGATGTCCATGTCGGGGTCCCACGAGTGCAGGTCGAAGGCCATGGGGCGGCCGAAAAGCCGCAATTCCAGCCCTTTGTCGCGGCAGGCGTACAAGAGGTGCAGAAGGTAGCGGCCCAGCGGCTTGAAGAACGTTTCCGAGAACACGCGCGCCACCAGCTCCATGCGCTGATTCACGGCCTCCTCCACAATGCTCGCGCCGGTGGCGGTGTGCGGCAGGGCGGCCTCGCCGAGGCTCTGCGTGCGGCTCGAAATGCCCGTGCGGCGTTCGGCCAGCGCTTCGCACATCTGAAGGCCGGAAAGCGCGTCGGCTGAACTGGTCGAAACAGGCAAAGGCGTAATACTCGCGTCGCCCTTGATGCGATGCACCGCGCCCACCCCGCGCGCCAGCAGGGAATCGAACTCCACAGAGCCGTCGAGCCGCCCTTCGTTCACCACCAGCTCGCCCTGATTGGCCAGCGCCAGATTGTCCAGATACTGCCGCGTCACCTCGGTGCGCAGGTCCTGCAAGTCGCTCACAAGGTCGGCCACGCACAGGCCGCCCACCTGATGCGGAAGAGGTACGGAACAGGCAGAAAACAAAGGCGGACGGTACATTGGCCACTCTTCCCAGCCCATGACCACGCAGTTGTGCGCCTCGCCTGCGAACACGGCTTTCACCTTTTCGGCCACGCCGTCGCCGTCGATATCGAAGTCGAACCACGCCTCGAAAATCTTGAACTCACGGCCGGGCGGCACGGCTCCGAAGCCTGCGCTCCGCCCCTCGTTCCGGGCGGAAATCGCCCCCGCGTGGTTCACGTCGCGGCCGGTCGCGGTCTCGGGCATCACGCGGCCGGACTCGAAGGCCGGAAGCATGGAAATGAGCGTTTCAGGCCAACCCTCGCGGCGCAGATCGGATGCGGTACGGATCTGCCAGAACGCGATGAAACGGGCGTGTTCCACGTCCTGCGCGTCGCCGGAAATCAGCACCTGCTCGCTGGGCACCGGGTCCAGCCGTATCTCGCGGCTCTCCACCGTGCGCCGTATCGTAACGTCGAAAATCGGAGAAAGCGCGTCGTTCGCGGCCCCGGCGTCGCCTTCCTCGCGGCGCGTCACGCTGACCTCGGGCGCGCCCTCGGCATCCGGCGCGAGTCGCGGGTCGAGCATCAAGGCCAGCACCTCTTCGCGCGACAGCCCGGCAAGGCGGCGCATCCTGCGGCTCCGGCTCACGGGCGCGTGCACAAGGCACCAGCCAAGGCGCTGGTACAGGCCATCTGCCAGCACATCGTGTACAATGCGGAAAATATTCTTGTTGAAAATCAGATGGTTGATATAGGTGGAAGCGTCCTCGGCGGCCTGTTCCTGCCCGGGCGAACGCGCCTCGAAGCGCAGAAGTTCGGCGTTGGAAAACATCCGCATCAGGCACGGCTTGGCCCATTCCACCGTTTCCATGACCGTGCGGTCGACGTAGGTGGAAAGCCCGCGCTCGCGCCGCTCTGCGTCGGCCTCGTAGCCGTGGCCAAGGTAGCGGCGCTTCAGAGCCACGCGGGCCTGCGACAGCGGCGTGCCCTCCGCGCCCATGCAGTCGTGAAGCGCGGCGGCAATGTGTTCAGCAAGTTTCTTTCTCATAACACCTCGAATTGTTTAGATATTAGAGAGGAATGGGATTGAGAATTGAAGAGATGCGGGGCCCTGCCCCGCACCCCGGCAGGGGAATGATTCCCCTGCACCCCCGATACGCGGCGCGTCCTGACGGACGCCCCGCGACTGCTTCTCCGCACCTTCGGCGCGGAAAATTTCAGAAAACCGAAACGTGGAAGGAAAAGGAGGAAATTTTAAAGTTAGATACATAAAAATTTTGAAAGGAGAGGCTGGAAAACTGACAAGAAAGCAACAAAGCGCGGAAAACGTGAACTCTCATCCAACGCGAACCCGATCCGCCCGGCGTCCTTGCCCCCGGCTCACAGGCCACCCCGCACAAGCACGGCTAACTTCCCGTCGCCCCTCTCCTCCCTCCACCCTCCTTGCCTCCTGCATGAGGGCCGAAAGCTCCGGCACTCACGGATAACATTCCGAAGCTCTTCCAGCGTCCCCCTCCTCGCTCCGGCGTCCTTGTCCCCAGCCCACGAGCCGGAAGCCCCGGCACTCACAAGTCCCCCCCCCGCCTCAAGCCCCACTGTCCACCGCCCTTCTTTCGCCCTTTGCGTTACGCGCACAGCGGCCCCGGGCTCTTCCCAGCGCGGCCAAGCAGGCAACCCGCCGCGCCACTGCCCGACCCTTTGCGGCTGAAAACCTTGCCCAACGTGCCGGTGGAGCGAAGCTCTTCTCCCGGAAACAGAGGGCTTGCAAGCCGCCCTCAAGTACGTGCAAAGCTCGAAGGAAGGTCGTGGTGGCGCTTGCCGAGCGGCTTGTGGTACGCGTCGATTTTCCCTGAAAATCGACCGGGCCAGAGCGAGGTCCGAGCAAATACGAGAGCCAGCGGGGTTGCCGGCGGGGGTTGGAAGGGGGTGCTCCGTGGGGCGGCAGCCCCAAGCAGCACCCGCCTTCCCCTGCCCGGAGGGCGACACGTTCTAAAAGCAGGAAAGCTGATTGCCAAGCAGGCAGGGAGTGCCGGGACACGACAACAAAAAGGCTCTGGAGGCCTACCTTTTAAAAGGTCAAAGGGCCGAGAGCCACGCGCTCCGACTCCCCCCAAAATCAACCTCTCCCCCTGCTCCCGCCGCCAGCGCGACCTTCGCCTTACACGCTCCCTCGAAAGGGCAATTTCCTTTGAAAGCCGCTCCCGGCGGGGAATCCCCCATCTCCTCCGGCAGGGCGCGCCGCTACGTCCGCACGCTCCCCGGGGACTCGGGAAGGGGGGGGCAACCTCACACACCTCCCCCTTCCCCTCCTAAATCGCCCTCACATTCCGTGCCTTCCGCAGAGGTTCGAAACCTCTAACTTCACCACGGAACCCCACGGCGGCATAGCGGAAGGCGTCGGCCCCGTGGCTGGTCCAGTCGTGCAGGGGCTGGCTCCGAAAACAGGAACGCGCCGCATCAAATTCCCGCTGATATCCCCACAGACAGGCAAGGCCGCGGCCGCATTTCTCGCGGTCGAACCACGCGTTTTCCAGCACCTGCCGGGCGGCCTCGATACCGTCGGGCACAGGCAGGCGCGGGGCGGTCTCGAAGTTCAGGCCAAAGGCGCGGGCGGCTTCCAGCCTGCTCTTGCCGGTGCCGAGTTCGCGCACGGCGATATCATGCGGCGCGATGTGCTTTCCGTAGCGATATCCACGACTTGCAAGCACTTCAGCGTAATGGGCCAGCCCTTCGCCGCTGGCCTCGTAGAAGTCCACAAAGCGCCATTCGCCCAGCCGCCCGGCGGGCAGGTGCTGGAAAAACCACACGGCGGTGGAGTCGCCCATACCGAGGTCCCACGCGGTGTGCACGAGCAGGCCGGGCTCCACCGGAACGCGGCCCACGCGGCCCTGCTCCTCGGCCTTTTGCAGGAGCCGCCCGTAGTACGAGCCCTCGGCCACAAGGCGCGGTTCCCCCTCCCACACGTGCGCCCAGCGCGCCGGATCCGTGGCGCGGCAATGTTCCATTTCCTTGCGTAACTCCTCGGGAAACCACGGATTATCGCGCCAGCCAACCTTGCGCACGAGGGCATCCGGCGGGGCCTGCACCACAAAGCGCCGCCACACAGGGGCGTTCACGCGGTCGGGGTTGAAGCTAATCCATATCTCCGAAGCCGGGGTGCGCATGGTGGGCCCGATAAGGTCGAGCGAGCGTTCGGAAACCGTTTCGGCCTCCTCTATCCAGCAATGGGTAAGCCCTTCATACGACTTGATTTTTTCAGGGTTCGAGCGAAGCCCGGCAAAGAGGAACAAGGTTCCGTTCGCCCCGCGTATCTCGGCATCTGTGGACTGGTAGAAATCGGCAAGTTCGAGCCGTCTAATTTCGTCGTCGAGCAGGCGCTTCACCGAGTCGCGGATGGAAAGCTGTATCTCGCGGGCGCAGAGCACGCGCAGGGGCCGCTGGGTGCCGAGGATGAGCAGGGCCCGGGCGAACGCGCGCGACTTGCCGCCACCGCGACCACCGTAAAACACCTTGAAGCGATGCGGCTCGAAGAGTTCGCGGAAGGCCAGCGGCATTTGAGCGTTTGTTGCTAAGTGCATAGTATTACTTACCTTTAAAAAAAGAGGAGCAGGGAAAGCAATGCTCTTTGTTTGAAACTTCCCTTCCTTGACCCCGCCGGAGGCGCCGCCGCAAAGCGGCGGTTTGAGACCGACCGAAGGCGGCCCGAAGGGCCGTGACCGTTAGGTATGTGGAACGAAGTGAACACAGACCTTACGGGCATCGAGAGCAGAGATGCCGACCCCACGCCGACTGGAAGTCGGCATCTGTGGTGGGACCGACCGAAGGCGGCCCGAAGGGCCGTGACCGTTAGGTATGTGGAACGAAGTGAACACAGACCTTACGGGCATCGAGAGCAGAGATGAGGCGCGGTCTGAATGTCACAGCGAAGCGCCGTCGAGAGAGCCGAAGGCTCACGAGACGCGATTCGGTCAGGTCTGCGCTCGAAGGACTCTTCGGCTGACTGGAAAGTCAGCCATAGCGGATTTCCGACTAGGAAATCCAAGACTCTCTAAACTCACTCCCCTTCCCCGCTCCCCACGAACTGCACGAGGATGCGCTTGTCTTCGCGCAGGGGAGCGCCGCCGGGGCCGGAAATTTCGGCCTGAACGCGGTCGGCGAACATACCGAAGTGGCGGCCCAGCAGTTCCAGCGCCTTGAGTTTGTCGTGTTTTTTCAAGCGGATGGCACCGCCTTTTCCCTCGCTCACCTCGCAGACGGAAGCGGCCTCTTCTGCGCTCAGAACTTCGCTCGGTCGAAGTTCCACGCCGTCCGGGCCCCAGCGCAGAAGGTCGCGCGGGTCGGCGAAGGCGATGCGGCAGAGCTCCTCAAGAACGCGCTGTTCCACGTGCGGATGCCGGGCGCGGCGTTCGGCCATGCGTTCCTGAATGGCGGCCTGCACGGCCTGCGCCTCAAGTATGCGCTTGCTGTTGACCTCGGGGTCGGCGTAGCCAGCGCGGCGCGCGGCGTCGGAGGCGTTCAGGCTCTGGAGGTAGGCTTCCACAAAGAGCCGCTGGCGCGGATTGAGCCGGAGCCGCCGCGGCAGGCACGGGCGTTCCGCTGGAGCCGGCGCGGGAGCTTCGGGCAGACCGGGGAGCCGAGCCTGTGCGGGAAGTCGTTTCAATCCTTTGGAATCGCTCATTTTTTCCCCAGAAGAGAAATCAGCACACTGCTGATGAGTCCGGCCCCGGCGGCCCAGCCCACCAGCCAGACGCGCCACGATTCCAGCGCGGCGAGGCGCTTGCCGTGATCGCGAAGCTGGGAGATGAGCGCGTCGTCGATGCGTTCGCGCAGGCCTTTCATTTCGGAATGCATTCCCGAGAGTTCCGCCTTCATGTCCCCGATTTCTTTCATAAAAAACTGTCGCTCATCCATTCAGAAGCCCAGCCCCAGCATACCGAGAAGCAAGGTCTGCACCGCGTCCAGCGTGGAGGGCGGCAGGGTGAGCCCGGGCCAGTACGTGACCAGCACCGGCCGGAACACGGCTTCCCACACGAAAATCAGCGCCAGCACCCAGCCGAGGAACGAACGCCACAGCCGCAGGCGCGAAGGCGGCGCGCCTTCCAGCTCTGCGCGGTCGAGCCCGACCTGTTCTGCGCGAGAAGCGGACTTGTCCGGCGAGATTTTTTCCACAATTTTTCCGCTAATTGCCCGATGAACGGCAGGGATTTCAAAAGTTTCATCCGTCTAATCCTTTTTCTTTTGGGGAAGGGAACACGCCCGTGCGCATCAGGGCGGCGAGCTCGCGGGCCCGTGCGCCGACCTGCCCTGCCCAGCGTGAGTCCAGCATCTCGGCGGCGGCCTCGTCGAAGCGCCGGTTCCGTGCGGCCTTCAGCATCCGGCGGAAGCCCAGCAGGCCGGACGGCCCGAGGTTGAACGCCATGTTCAGCAGGACAGCCGAACGCGCCGGGCCAAGGCCGCGCCACCATGGCAGGCGCAGGTCGAGCTCAGCCGCAAGGCGTGCGAGGTCGGCGCGGAGCAGGTTGTCGGCTTCGGTATCGCTCAGCGTGGAGCCCGGCCCGAGTCCGCGAAGCGGTTCGGCGTCGAGATTGTGCCCCCAGCCGATCGTCAGCGCCCCGGCCGGACAGCGGTAGGCTACGTGCCTGCCGCCCTCGCGCACCGCGCCTTCGTGGCGCTTCAGCATGGCGAGAAAGGTGGCGCTCTCCTCTACCCTGTGGCGTGCGAGGCGCGTGTCGATTTCAGTGTAACACATGGGAAATATTGGTTGTTTTGAGAAGTAAATGTCTTGGAAAACCTGTCGGTTTTCCGCTTAAAGGAAGGGCCAAGGAGCGTTGAACTGAGAGCAGTGCCGCTGTGACCTGCTGGCCTTTGGCCGACAGCTCCCGGCACGGAATGTCTTGGAAAATCTGCCGATTTTCCGCTTAGAGGCAGGCTGACTTTCCAGTCAGCCGAAGAGTCCTTCGAGCGTAGACCTGACCGGAGCACGTCTCGTGAGCCTGCGGCTCCCTCAACGGCGCTCCGCTGTGACATTCAGACCGCGCCTCGCCCCCCACAGATGCCGCCTTTCCAGGCGGCGGGGGGTCGGCGCTCCAACCGCCGCTTTGCGGCGGCGCCTCCGGCGGGGTTAGGGAAGGGGTGCTTCGAGCAAAGGTGGTTTGGCCATCCCGCCCCGCTCACTGGCGGATCGGCTGTCGGGATCCGCTTCGCGGCCCCTCCGTCCTTGCGCACCACGCCGCACCGGGTTGCGGGTGGGGGTGGCTTCCGTTGAGCAGAGGGAGTCTGGCACCTTTCTCCCGTTGGGCGAAGCGGGAAGTAACTCCAAGTGCGTTGAGCAGACGGAGCAGTCCTCATTCTCGCTAACTGCTCAAAAACAAAAAGTTTTGGGAAAAGGGGTGGGGGTTCGGGGGAGGGGGAAAAGGACCTTTTCAGCGACCGAAGGCGGCCCAAAGGGCCGTAGCCGTTAGGCACGCGAAGCGAAGTGAGCGCGTGCCTTACGGATATCGACAGCAGAGCTAAAGGTCTTTTACCCCTCCCCCGGCACAACAACTCTTCCTCTCCCTTCCAGCCGCTCCCGGATGAGGGCGCACCAGCGCAGGCCGCGGAGGGCGTTTTCTTCGATATCCGGGTCGGGCTGGGCCAGTGCCTTGCGCTGTTCGAAGCGTCGAAGTTCGCCCATGGCGCGAGCGCAGAACTCTACGAGCTGGGCGGTGCTGGGGAACCAGCGACATTCGCGCCGCGCGTAGACCATGGCTCGCTCGACCACCGCCAGAGGGAAGGGCGCGAGGTCTTCGGCCAAATCGAGCGAGAGCGCGGCCAGCTCAGCGGCCGTCCGTCCACTCTGGGGGTAATGCAGGCTGAGCCTTGCCAAAAGTCGAAGCATTTCCTGCTGGTCGTGCATACAAGCCTCTGTTTTCGTTGAGAATCATTCGGGCTATCATGTCTCTTTCCCGCACAAGGGCCTGATGCACGCTTGCCGCGCGGAGCCCTGCGAAGCCATGGGAAAGGCCGTTTTTTTCGTGAGAAAAGAGCGGTGCCGGGAGCGGAACGGGTTCCCGCAGAACTGGGGCTAGCGCGGCAGGCGGAGCGGGACACGGCGTGCCCGAGACTGCGTGGGGAGGCGGCGCGGGATTGGGGCCGGACGGGGCGGCGATGTCCACGGCTGACAAAGCGCCGGAAGCCTTGCGCGGCAACGCTTCGGCTTCACGCCCCAATGCGGGAAGCGGCTCGCCGGGCGACTTGCCCGGAACCGGTTGACGCGCTCCATGCCCGGCGAGTCCGGCACGCCCGGCGGCTCCGGCACGTCCCGAAGTTCCGGGCGGCGGAAGGGCCTCGCGCTCGCGCTGTTCGAAGCGCCGGAGCAGGGCGCGCCAATCGCGGATGAGCTGACCGCCCACGCGCCAGCCGCGCGCCTCGCACCACGCCATGAAGCGCTGGGGCTCGACGCCGTTGCCGCGCCTTGCGCAGAACATTTCCACCTCGGCCAGATCGGGCGGGCGGAAGCCATGCGGATAAGAAGCTGTGGAATCCTGCGCAGTTGCCGCAAGTGTGACGGGAACGGGAAGCGCTTCCTCAGCCCTCCCCTGCCCCACGCGGCCCCGGCCTGCCGCGCTCTTTCGAGAAGCGGTAGCCCCCTCCAGAACCGGCTCCGTCGCCACGCTCCGGGGCGTTGCGGACAGCCCTGCGAAAGCCTCGCGCCCTTCCGTGGGCTCAGCCTTCCTGCGGTCGGGCCCATGGGCAGAGGTGCGGTCGGACTCGAAAGCCACGCTCTCAGCCAAAGGCCCCGCCGTCCCTTTCGCGGAACTTCTGCCGGAGCTTTTCTCGGAACCTGCCCCGGAATCGAAGTCCGCAGTCGCGCCAGCTTTGGCCGGAGAAGCCAGCACGCCAAGAGAACTCCCAGCGGAGCCAGCCTCCCCCGCCACGCTCTCTGCCGTCACGGGCCTTGCACTCAGCCTTGCGGGGTGCGAATCCCTTTGAGGAGCGGAAGAGACATCCACAGAGGAAAAAGCTGTGATTTCCATAGGTTCCGCGATATCCGCTTCGCCAGCCGAATGAGGCTCGAAAGCCTGCCCGTCTGCCAGCGCGTCTGCCAGCACGCCAAGGAAACTCCCAGCGGAGCCAGCCGCGCCCGCCGCGCTCTCTGCCGCCACGGGTCTTGCACTCTGCCTTGCGGGGTGCGAACCCCTTTGGGGAGCGGAGGAGACATCCGCAGAGGAAAAATCTGTGATTTCCACAGGTTCCGCTATATCCGCTTCAACAGCCGAATGAGGCTCGAAAGCCTGCCCGCCTGCCAGTGCGTCCGCCATTTCGGCACGGGAACTCCCAGCGGAGCCAGCCACGCCAGCCCTTTCCGCCACGTTCCCGACAGCCTTCGCACTCGCGTCGCTCCCCTGCCCACTCGCCCGGCCTGCGCTCGTGCGCGCCTGCGCGGGGTGTTCGGCAGGGGCTTGGTTCAAGGCTATGGTTTCTGGTTCCCGGTTCTTGGCTCTTGGGGCATTGCGCTTTGATGCGGGTCGCATAGCGGCGCATTCGGCATTTTTATCTTGCTGATATTCCTTATCCTTTTCTTCCGTACCCCAGCGGCTTTGCGCGGCCTTGCGCGCGTTGCGGCTCCGCTCGTCCGAGCGGCTGGCCCACGGCTGATGTTCGCGCCAGTCGTGGATACAGTAGAAGCCCGCGCTCTCGGAGCCTTCGCCGTTCGGGAGGCTTTCGCGTTCCGGGTCGGCCCCGGTGCGGGGGCGCGGCTCGCCTTCGGGCTCGAAGCCGCAAGGGGTCGGGCCGGGAGCGCCGGGCTCGTGGCTGATTTCTTCCCCACAGAAAAGGAGGCTCCCGGGCGCGACGCGTTCGAGCAGGCGCAGGCCGCACAGCGCCGCGACGAGTTCACCGGAACGGCCCGGCCATTGCGCGACGAGCTCGATGTCTTCGGCGTCGAGGCCGAGCAGGCGGCCGTCGCAGCGGTTGGCCGCCGCCCACAGCCACAGGCGCAGGAGGCTCAGAACGCCCTCGGCGCCCAGACGGCGGCGGAGCTTCTGAAGTTTGGGGTGCTCGAAAAGGTCGAGCTTGAGGCGGATGTCGATGTTCATGCGGGCTCGTTTTGCGTTTGCGGCCAGTCGCGGGATGCGTGGCACGGCTTTATTTTCGCAAATGCAAACGACAAAAGCAAGTTTATTTTTTACAAATGCAACTTTTGCAAAAACGCAACATTTTGTTATAAAAATCCTATGAAACTCATAGATTCCGCACTGCGCATTGTCGAACAGGCCGTCCGAAAGGATTTCAACGGCAACCTGAAGGAAGCCGCCGCCCAGCTTGGGGTTTCGTACCACACGCTGTACTCGTGGCTTGGGCCGCGCCGTTCGCGCACGCCTTCGCTCCGGGTGCTCGAACCCGTGCTCGAAAGGCTGGGCGTTCAGTTCAGCACGCCGGAGCTCGAATCCGGGCGCGACGTGTGCTTTGTGAACGCGCGCATCGTGCCCGCCGGGGAACACGCCGCCCCGCCCAGCGCCGAGGACTACATGGCCGCCCCCATGGTGGGCGAGGTGGGTGCCGGACCCGGTTTTATCCCGGAAGAGGATATCAAAAGCTGGTTCCTGGTGTTCAAAAACCAGCCCGCCGTGCGCTACCGCCGCAACCTGATCGCCGTGGAGATCGGCCCACATTCCACCTCGATGCAGCCCATCCTGAGCCCCGGCGATATCGTCCTGGTTGACCGCGACGACAGAAATGTGAAAGATCCCGGCCACATGATGCTGGTGCTCGACCCGAAGGACGGCTCGGGCAAAGTGAAGCGCGTGGCCGTGACCGACACCGACGACGGCGACTGCCGCATCACCTACTACTCGGACAACGCGGTTTCGAACCCGCCCGAGGTCTACAGCCTGCGCGACGATTTTTACGGCGACTGGGAGCGCTGTATCGTGGGCCGCGTGGTCTGGGCGTGGAGCGACGTGACCTCCAAGTGATTTTTCTGGGGGAAAGAAAAGGCCAGCGGGCGCGGAGGCGTGCCGCTTGTGCCGTGCCGTTTTCGAGCGCGCAAGTTCGCGGAGAAATCGGAAGACCGCCAAGATTTTCTGTGCGGCCACGGCGCGGCGAGGGTTTTCCGCCGCCCTTTCGAGCTCCGGGCGCGTGCCGGGCTTGTCGTGTGAGCACCCTTCCTTCCTTTTAAAAAGGAGAAAATCGGCCTGCCCTTCAGCAGGTTCCGGCCCTTCCGGCTTCCGTTTTCCCCCTCTCTGCCCTTCTCGCCCCAAAGGCTCCGCGCTCTCCTGCGGGGCTTTTTTTTCGCCTTTTTTTCCGGGCAAATCTGCGCCACGACAGAACTTTTCCCCGTTCGGCGTATTTTCTCGGAATTTTTTTGCTGTTCGCTTTTGGCTTTTGTACTCGATTTTTCTTGACTTACAATTTGCTTTTGTGCAAACTACAGACACGAGGCAGGGCTGAAGGGTCGACAGTGCGAGGTGATCGCCAGAAGCCGGTCGGCCCTGTCGAGTTCTCCCCGCGAGTACCGAGCACGGAAAGCCGCAAGCGGTCAGGATTTTTCTGGACTGTGGGACAGCGTTCGACGGCAGGGAAGGGGAGGAGTTTTGGTATGGCAGGGGGAGGTGGTGTTTCGCCCCCCCTGCCTGACCCCGGTGAGTCGGAGCGCTCCGCTCCCGGCGGGGAGCTGTTCCCCGAACGGAGGGTGTCGGAGCGCTCCGCTCCCGGCGGGGAGGTGTTCCCTGAACGGAGGGTGTCGGAGCATCCGTGTTCTCGCCCCTTTAACCTTTTAAAAAGGTGGATTTCCAGAGCTTTTTTAGGGAAAGTCGGAGCGCGATGCTCCCGGCGTGCTTGGCTACCAGCTTTCCAGTCTTTAGAACGTGTCGCCCTCCGGGCAGGGGAAGGGGAGATGTTATGGGCCTGCGGCCCCTCCGATCTCCCCTTCCAACCCCTCGGAGCACCCCGCTGGCTCTCGTATTTGCTCGGACCTCGCTCTGGCCCGGTCGATTTTCAGGGAAAATCGACGCGTGCCACAAGTCGCTCGGCAAGCGCCACCACGACCTTCCTTCGAGCATGGCACGTACTTGAGGGCGGCTTGCAAGCCGTTCTGTTTCCGGGAGAAAAGCTTCGCTCCACCGGCACTTTGAGCGGAACTTTCAGCCGCAAAAGGCCGGGCAGTGACGCGGAAGATTGCCTATTTGGCAGACGGGAGAAGTGAAATGAAACCGCTGTGCGCGTGACGCAATGGGCGAAAGATAGCAGGGAAGTAGAGGTGCTTGGAGGGCGGTGACTTTCGCCCAACGGAACAAGGTGCAAGGTACCCTTTGCTCAAAGCTCGACAAGGTGCCCGGCGCGTTTTGCCCAACGCACGCCACAACCTCCCGCAACCATAACGCCCTCGGTGCGCAAGGACAGAGGGGCAGGCAATGCGTGTTGCTCGAAGCTCCTCTTCCCTAACCCCGCCGGAGGCGCCGCCGCAAAGCGGCGGTTTGAGCGCCGACCCCCCGCCGCCTGGAAAGGCGGCATCTGTGGGGGGCGAGGCGCGGTCTGAATGTCACAGCGGAGCGCCGTCGAGGGAGCCAAAGGCTCACGAGACGTGCTCCGGTCAGGTCTACGTTCGAAGGACTCTTCGGCTGACTGGAAAGTCAGCCTGCCTTTAGCGGATTTCCGGCTAGGAAATCCAAGACTCTGGAAAATATTTCCTTTTGCCAAACCTTCGCAGTCCTGACCCGTGATTCGAGGCCAGCGCAAAGCGCGGCCTTATCCGCCTTTTGTGCAAGCAAACCTTCGCGGCCCGTTCCCCCTCCCGCGAGGCGGACGCACTCGCAAGGGCGGCCGCCTTCTCCTCCCTGCGGGACACGACACAAGGCACTTGAGGCCTTCCTTTTAAAAGGTTAACAGCCCGAGAGCCGCGCGCTCCGACTCCCCAAGCCCATGGGCGGCCTTCGCTCCCACCGCCAAGCACGCCGAGAGATCCCATTCCCCCGACCCGCCGCCGAAGGCGTTCCCCACAAACAACCCCAATAAATTCAAAGGAGTACAATATGGATAACGACAAGCTCATCCGCCGCGGTCTGGAACTGCGCTGTTCCATCGACAGCCTGCGCAAACAGCTCGACGAGGTGAACCGTCAGATCGTGGAGGCCGCCGAATTTCCCGAGGGCCGCAGTACGGCGTGGGTGCAGGGCCGCGGCTGTCGCGCCCGCGTGGTGAACCGCGTGTACGAAAAGTGGGACCAGAACAAGCTCGACGCCGCCCGCCGCATCCTTGGCGAAGAGGCCTTCGACGCGCTCTTCCGCCCCGTGTGGGAACCCGTTTCGCGCCGCGACGTGCAGAACTTCCTTGCCCGCGCCGCCGACAGCGAACGCGAAGCCCTGCTCGACGCGCTCGACGCCAAGAGCTCCCCGCTGGTCTCCTACGAGGTCAAGGGCGGCGGCCTGTCCCTCGGCACGCGGCTTTTCGGGCTCTGATGCCTGCGCCGGAGCGCCCTGCTCTTCCCACACCAATTCCTTTTATTTCAAGGCCTTCGCTAGTCGGAGGCCTTTTTTTGTGGGAAAGAAAAGGCCAGCGGCCGCGAGGGTTACAGCAAGGCGCGGCGGCTCCAAGCACTCCGGGAGCCTCACGCTCCGCCGCCTTCCCAAACAAAAAAGGGCCCCCGAACCCCGGGAGCCCCTTTCTCAAATGTTAGCCCCTTCTAAAATTTCTTCTCGTCCACGACCTTTTCCAGCGCGTCCACAAGGCTCTGCTCGTAGCGCGGGTTGCCGCGAAGCTGGGCCAGCGCCGCAGAGACGCTCATGCCCTGCCGGTAGGCGCGCTCGCTCACCATGGCGCAGTAGGCGTTGAGCACGCCAAGGAGCCGCGCCTCGAAGAGTATCTCCTCGCCCTTGAGGCCGCGCGGATAGCCGGAACCATCCAGATTTTCATACATTTCATGCAGGGCGCGTGCGATGGGCAGGTCGAAATCCACGCTGGAAAGCACGCGCGCGGCGTGTTCGGGAGCGCGGCGCACCTCGGCGAGTTCCTCGTCCGTGAGCCTGCCCTGCTTGGTCAGCAGGTCGCGCGGTACGAAGAGCTTGCCAAGCTGGGAAAGCTGGGCGCTCATCACCAGCGTGTTGCGGCTGTCTTCGCTCAGGCCCATGCTCAGCGCCACGCGTTCGGCAAGGTCGGCCATGCGCAGAGAGAAGCCGTGCAGGTACGGGTCGGCGCTGGCTTCCACGCTGGTGAAAGCCTCGATGAGCCGCCTCTGCTGGAGCCGCGCACGTTCGGCACGGCGGCGGAATTCGGTCACATCCTTGAGCGTGACAACCGCACCGCTCAGGGCCTCGCGCCGGTTCTCTTCGGCGCTGTCAAGGAAGGGCGAAAGCGTCACGCGGAACAGGCGCGGCTCGACTTCGCCGCCCTCCGCAGGGGCGTCCAGCCACACTTCGTAGCTGTCTTCCCCGGCCTTCAGCGCCACCTGCCGCACGCGGTCCACCAGCTCGGCGGCGGCCTTGGCGGGCAGGACATTGTAGATCATCTGGCCGGAAAGTTCCTCTTCCCTGCCCTGCACCACCTGCGCAAAGGCGCGGTTGCACACATGTATCTGCCCCTTCACGTCCACCATGAGCAGGCCCATGTCGAGCGAGACGTTAACGCGGTCGAGAAACTCTTTCTGCAAGGAAACCAACTGGTTGAACTCGTGCACTTTCTGCGTCAGCGCCTTCTGCTGGCGACCGGCGGCATACCACCAGAGCTGGAGGCACACGAGCAGGAACGCCGCCCAGCCTAATCCGCAGGCGAGGTATATCGGAAGCGCGGCCTTGAAAACGCGCTGTTCGAGCACGGCGGACGGCGTTTCGAGCAGGACGCTCAGCCCCGTTCCGGGGACCGCGAAGGACGCCGAATACACCTCGCCCAGCGTGGAGACCGAAGGCCGCAGGGCCAGCTTGAGCAGGCCGGAAGCGCTTTCCAGTTCCTGCGCCAGAGCGCCTTCGAGAGCCTTGGGCGCAGGCGTGGTCACGACTTGCCACGCGGGAGCGGTGGGAGCGTTTTGTGCCATGTTAGACGCTTCAAAATTCGTGCCGCGCTGAAGGAAAAAGGCCTCGGAAAGCTCTTCGGGCTTGGGCCGTGCGGCGAACTGCGTCAGGCCCGGAAGCACCGGGTGCGTGCCCATGAAGGCGGCCACGATCTTTTCCGGCGCGTCGAGGCTGTGCATGGGTTCGAACACGTCCACGAAAAGTCCGGAGCCGGAGCCGCGCACAGGCAGGCGCACGCTTTTCCCGCTTGCCATGGCGAGCCGTGCGGCGTTCTGCTGGGCGGCGCTCAGGGGTGCGGGGGCGCTCTGCGACGACAGCAGGGTTACGCCGCCTGCGCCTATGATGCGGGCGTCGGTCATACCGCTGAAGTCCATGTATTCTTTCAGGATTTTCCTAATCGTGGGAACCTCTTCCGCTATCATGGCGGCGCTGGGCGCGTGTTCGCCCTCGGCGTTTTCGAGGCCGAACAGGTCCCCGGCGAAGAGGCGATAGGTTTCGGCATTGCTGATGCGCAGGCGCTGGGCGCGCTGTTCCTCGTTCCACTGGGATACGCTGGCGGCGGTGCCTTCCAGCCACGCGCTCACCGAGGAGCCGTAGGTGGCGAGCACGTCCTGCCTGCGCAGTTCCACGCGGGCCGAGCACAGCACGGCGGCCGCCACGGCAGACACCGCGGCAAGCGTGAGCCCCGACAGGAACAGGGAGCGCCGATTCTTTCTATCTTCCTGAATTTTCATGTTTTTTCTCCACGCCTGCCGACTTTTTGGCGGGCGTTCTGGCTTGTACATGCATCCAGCGGCCGTTCTCGTTCACCGAGAAGTGCGGCCGGTAATTCCTCACGCGGCGCATGGGACGCACGGCCTCGCTCAGGTTATCAAGGACATAGGCCTCTTGTCCACGGAAAACGACCAGCACCGCGTGCGCCCGGCCGCGGATGGTTTCCGTGACCACCACGATGCGCAGGTCGTCGGCAGGCACGCCGAGCTCGCGCAGGGTGAAATATTTGGCGATGCAGTAATCCTCGCAGTCGCCGGAGCGGCGCAGAAATTCCGCCGGAGTGGCCCAGTAGTCCTGCTTTTTCCAGAGTTCGAGGTCGGAACGGTAGGGCCACGCGTTCCAGAAGCGGTTCACGGCGCGGAGCTTGTCCAGAAGGGGCAGGCCCTGCACGCTGTCGCGGAGCTGGCCCCATGTTGTCGAGCGCGAGAGCTGGCGATTTTCAGCAAAAATGGGAGCTTCGGCATTGCGCCGGAGCACCGAGAGCCAGTTTTCCTGCCTCTTGAGCGGAAGGCGGAAGCTCACCGTGCCGAAAATTTTGGGAGAGGCGGATTTCTGAACGGATTCAGGCGCTTTTGCCTCAGTTTCTGCGGGAAGCGGCGCGGGAGCCGTTGCGGTTGCGGAGCCCGCTGGCTGGGGGGGAGCCGTGACTGCCGGGAGTGCGGCCTTCTCCCCATTTTTCTGGGAAAAGGCGGGAACAGGCAAAAGCAGGAAAAGCACGAGGCCCAGCGCCAAAAGCCGTGCGGCGCGTGCGGCACGGGGGCGGGAGAGGCGGCGGTCGGCATGGCGGCGGGGCATGGTTTTTCCTTTCTTCCTCAAGGGATACCTGCTTCGCCGGGGGATGTAAATGGGGAAGGGGGATGGGGGGG